GCATATATTAAGAAGGGTGGGGTAAAAATTGAACATGATGGTCAATATATGATTTTGTCGCCAGATCAACTAAAAAAAGGTGAAGTGCTGACTAAAAATTTAAGGAGCAAGTTCAATGACCAAACCTATGACCTTCATTCATACATTTGGAAACCCATTAATGAAAATCAAGGTCAATTAGTATGAATAGTTGCTGTAAGTGTGATAAAATTGCTGAAGTTAAACATCAATATAAACACCCTAAAGCAAAACACCCTACAAGAGTATGGTATTGTTATAATTGTTATGAATTAAAATATCCTACTTTTACAAAATGCTGCAAGTGTAATGGTTGTGCGGATCCTGATACAAAAGTAAAAAAAAACTGGTATTGCTATGATTGTTTTAGAATTAAATTCTGCACCACCGATAAGGTAAAAAAATACAGGCCTTGGGTGGTATGGAATTATACACCAGTTGATGATAAACCGTTTGGATAAACTATGAGTAAAAATAAATTAAAAGAACTGGAAAAACAGTATGAAGAAATGTCAAAGCCATTTAAAGCTGTGAGTAAAAGATTAAGTAAGTTTAAAAAATTAACTTGGGAAACTGAATCTATAGTAGTGAATGAAGATTCTGACTATAGGTTTCAGGACCATTTAGATGAAATTAAAACAATAGAAAAGATAAATAAATAATGAGTGATTACAGGGTTAAAATTCATATAAGAAATAACAGGCTCTTGTCGAGAATGGAAGAATGTGGCTATCGAAGTGTTAAAAAGTTTTGTGAATTAAATATGTTTTCCTATGCAGCAGTAAGTGAATTGTTTTCTGGAAAATTAAAACCCATAAATGAAAAAGGAAATCTCACATCTGTTGCTGAAAAAGTTTTAGAACGATTAGATATGAATATGGAAGAAGCATTTACCAAAAGACAATTAGAGGGATTTGTTCAAACGACATTTGAAAAAAATTTCAAGGAAATAGAATTGAAACAGATTATTAGTCCAGTCAAAAATCAAGATTTATTGATAATGGAAAAAGAAGCTCATAAAGTTTTAGAAAAAATGGTTAATCAACTCAATCCACGGGAACAAGATATTGTTCAAGAGTTAAGTGGTTATAACTCTGGTGATAAAAAAACCTTACAATCTTTGGGAGAAAAATATTCCATATCCCGTGAAAGAGTAAGGCAAATATATTTAAAATCCATAAGAAAACTCTCTCATTGGAAAAACATAAATAAACTTAAACATACGGGGGCTGAATCCTTATTGTAATATGAAAAGAAAGAATAAATAATGCCAACAGGAAAATATGAATTAGATGGAAGATTACTACCTGGCACTACGACTATTATAGGTAAGTTTAAAAATAGTGGTGCTTTAATACATTGGGCTTGGAAACAGGGTATGGACGGAATTGATTACCGTGAAACACGGGATCAGGCGGGGGAACAAGGAACTTCCGTTCATTACCTTGCTGAATCTTATATTAAGGGTTGGGATTATGAAGAACCAACTGATGAAAAAGTCATCAAGGCGTTTAACAAGTTCAAGGAATGGTGGGATAAGTTTGTCGAATAAATTTGAATTAGTGTGGACCGAAAAACAAATGGTATCCAAAAAATATCTGTATGGTGGTTGTCCAGACCTCTTGGTTAAAAAAAATAAAAAATACATCTTGATAGATTTCAAAACTGGGAAAGCTATCTATGAAGATACAGTAATTCAGTTGGGTGCGTATGGTCAACTCATCAAAGAAACAGATAATATTGATATTGATAAAGCTATTATAGTCAGGTTGCCAAAAGATAACAGCAAACTGGAGATTAAAGAGTTTTCTAAAAAAGATTTAAAGTTGGGGTTTGCCCAGTTTAAATTGTTTAGGAAAGGATGGGATAACCATGCGAAGATTGAAAGATTGTTTACCAAAAATAAAAGGAGTAAAAAATATGTTAACAGGTAAAGTAAAAGAAAAATACCAAACTGGAAAAGGGTTTCAGGGATTAATTATTGATGTAGATAACCCTAAATTTAAGTTCCCCTTGAAAGCATACGACAAGACTAATGAGCTGGGTGTTGGAGATATTCAGGTTGGACAATCCGTTGAGTTTGATTGGGAAAAAACTGACTTTGGAAATGTCATTAGCAATATTACAAGTTCAGGTGACAGCCCAACTCCCGTTGCACCACCACAGGATGATACGGATTTCAACTATGGGGCCAATGTAAAAAAAGAAACTCCAACTGCCTCTGGTCCTGAAGAAACGATGAAGATGCTGCAAAACATAGACACGGCTTTTGGTTTGATAGATAAATTTCCAAACTTAAAAAATTTAGATCAAGAGAATAAAAGAGCTGTTGCCATTTCCTGTGCAATCACCCA